GAAAAACAACAATATTGTATGTCCATATCACGGTTATGAATTCAATTCAACGGGTGTGTTGGTGAAAGTCCCCGGACTAAATTTTACCAATACAGCTTGTCAAAATCAACGTACATATAATGTTGTAGAACAAGACGGTTGGGTCTATTTGAATACGATCAGTAAAAATTTATATGAACCAAAAGAAATCCGTATATATCGCGAGCCTGAAATATATTCAACTAGTTTTAATCAAGTATTGTTGAATTTTGATTTCAACGCCTTTGGAAGAATCGTAAGCGAAAATTCCCTCGACGTCATGCATATTGGATTTGTTCATACTTTTGGAAATCAGAAAAATCCGAGTCCAACCAAAGAGGTTCCCCCCTATGCCCTAAAAGATTATCCATTTCATTACAAGACGGAATACGAGTATAATTCTGGACCCGATTCTATGGCAAAACAGGTGTTTATGGTGGATAAATTGAAAATCGAAAATGAATTTATATTACCACACACTACTGTGGCGCGAGTCTTATTCGGCGATTATATTAGCACTGTAATTACCAGCACACTTCCCTTGAATAATACTCATTCTAAATTATTTGTCAAGACGTATCGCAATTTTTGGAATACCAATGATACGAGTTATTTGGGCAATTATTACAATAATGTGGGAGATTTCATTACCGAATATACCATGATAAAAACCGTTTTACAAGATAAATCCATTGTTGAAAATATAAAACATATTGAAGGAAAATTCAATATGAAATACGATAAATTACAAAATGTATATAAAACATTGTACAAGAGATTTGTTTATAATCAAACTCTAATTATTTAGAACTTGTGAAACAACGAGTTTCAATTCCTCAATTTCTATTTCTGGAAGTTCCACATGGGATTCCCAGAAATACTTTGAATACGCCCAAATAAATTCACAGTCGTTTTTATACCAGTGTGAATACTTTTCTTTTAACACCTTGTATAATTTTTCTGGTAAAAACCCCAGACTTTGCGTCGGCAAGACATAACATAATTGGACCAACGGTGAGACGGGTTTATACGTGTTTTCCTTAATGAATTGTGTCTCAAAATAAGGTACGTATTTAATGAGATCTTCTAATAAAGGCGGATAATTGTATTTATAACACCAATTCCAATTTGCGCAACCGTCTGTATAATATTTCATGGTCCATTCTAATCCTTCCAAATAATTCGTCGCAATTTGTTTTCTTCGTTCATCATCAATATCTATTTTAAAGAGTGCCTTGTAGTAACGATTTTGCCATCCCTTTTTAAATGGATTGACATATTTTTCCAATTCTCTTTCATACGTAGGGATCGCATCAAATTTCGCATATCTTTGTTCAGGGGTATCATCTGGATAATGTTTTTTAGCAAGTTTATCGCGCAATTTCATTTCATTTTGAATATATTCTTCTTCGCGTTCTGCCAAAAATGCGACTATTTTCCTGAGATTTTTCCATTGAATATTTTTACCGTCGGTTAAATAATCGTCGGTGCTACTACCAATCGTTGCTTTGTATGCATTGAGTAATTTATCAATACCGCCTGTGCGAATATTTAACGCTGGAAAATGTGGCATAAAATCGTTTCCAAGAAAAAAGCAAAGGAAAATATAATCGTAAATCCGGTTTTTCTCTTGATCATTGACGAATTCTTTCCCATGATTCATGTCCGTTGTAATAATACGAGTCAATTCAGGTATATCCATTAAATAACTTTCATTGGGTTCGAGTGAATTATCAATACTCTTGATGAATTCTGGTGTTTCACGGTACAAATATATTTGAGGGCTAATTGGTAAATGATTGATTGAAAGCATAATCAAGTCAGCATCAAGACCATATATAACAGTGGATTTATCAAAATGGTCATTAACATTGTTACGAATATAATCAAAAATTTTATGTTCGCCTTCCCCGCATTCATTACTCGTGGAAACAATTAACTTTTCGACTCCATATTTGGATGGTTCTGTAAAATGTTTCATAATAAAATCATTCAATTCCTTCATGAAAATCGTTCCAGGAGTAATTGCGGTCGTATTCCAAACATCGGGTTTTGAATTCTTAAATATTGTCTTGGAAATTTCGGTTTGATACCATGATTTATATCTACGGGTGCGTTGTTGTTCTAATTTGGCAACCGGTGCGACACCATCAAAGGCAATCATAATATTTTGACTTGGTTGAATCGTTGAAATATATTCTTCTATTTTTGAGATCACTTTGGTTGATATCATTTTTGTAGTGACATCATTTACTTTAATGGTTGAGAAATCAATATTACGGACCGCGTCATAAATAATAGAATTACAATCTAGATATAAATTATATATATTCATTTTATTCTTTATGTATTTTTGAATAATATGAATGTGATTTTTAACAATATAAGAAAAGTAACTTGGTATTCCCATGGTCTAATAATTGTATATATATATACTACACAAATGTGTTTAAGTGATAAATTTAAATGTTTTAACCATACAATTATAATGTATAAACAAATATATATAATATATAAATGAAAAATAACCAGTCAAAAAACATAAATTCCAAACATAAAACGGATATTTTGGGGATTATTGAAAAAAAAGTACAAAGTTTTAGAGAAATTACACAAAAAACAATATTACACGTTCAAAAAAACAAAACATTCGATATTTTAGGAATAAGCGAGGTGAATAATTGTATAAATTCTTTAAGCAGTTTAAACGATAAAATAAATAGTTTCGTAGAAAAGATAAACAACATAGAAACAGAAGAAGTCATTACAAATTTACAAAATATAAATAATGATTTGTCGTCTATCTTGAAAAATTACGGGACGGAAACATTGGACGACTTGTTGTTGATTTGTTTTGGAAATACGACGACAAGTGACGCAGATATTCACAAGTATGATTTGTTGAAAAAATATTTTCATCCTACTGGATATAAAATAATAAACAACAAGAGTGAAAAGAGTGGGGGAGTAGGTATAGAAAGTTCAACGACGTCTGGATCAAAGAAAAACAATGTAAATTATATAGACGAGACTTTTGAATACAATAAACATTTGGACTGTTTGGATTTGAGCCTACAGTATAAACAATTTCATATGAAAGTGTATGGAATAAAAGTGTATATTATAAATAACGAAATCAATAAAAGTCTAATCATATATGGTTATTTGGATGATGTGAATATAAAATTCATGAGTAACAAGTTTATCAATGTAAAGATAAAAAATATCAAAGACAATGCGCCGAAAGATGAGGTTTTTGATTTAGAAAAATCGTGTTTTGCGAGTATGATACATTCTCTCACATTGAAGGATTTATTAATACATGAGCATCAAGAAATTTACAATAAATATATTGGATATAATACAAATATCAAGACTTTAAAACAAAAAACATTATTACAAATGGTGAAAGATTTTGTAAATAGTGATTTATATTCCAAACGAAATGTTTTAATACAATTTTTGGTGAATTCTTATAATAACTACGAGAATAAATATAATTCTTACTTGTTGTATGATTTATTGTCGAATGATTCCAACAATAGTATTGATACTCAAGAACAAATCATATTGTTTGACAGTTTTCCTTGGTCGATTAAGGATTCGTTCCGGGAAGCGATGAAAAAGACGATACAATATACGAATGATTTGTCGAATTTTGATATCAATAAAATACCGCTGGAGCAACAAATCTGCTTGTTAAAAGCGAATGAAGTCGTCAAGGAAAAGGCTATGATAAAGTTGAAAGAAATTAAGTCCAAGTCGGAGGACTCGGGGTCTAAAGCGCGTCAATATTTGGACGGATTATTAAAAGTGCCTTTTAATGTTTATAAAAAAGAACCCATCATGTATTTAATGGACCAGATAAAACAAGAATTTTCATTAATTACACAATATGGTAATGTATTACATGAGTGTCAAATACCGGTTAAAGAAACCTATACGAGTATTGAAATTAAAAAGTATACTTTAAAACTGAAAGAAAAATTAATGAACTCCGCAGAAAATTATGAAAAAATAAAAAGTAAGTTAAATACAATGGATAAGGCGTTTCTCATTAACTTTATCATTAAATTGAATAAATTCATAAATGTAAATAATTTATCTATTGAAAAGATCAAGTATATAAATAAGAAAAAAGAAGAATTGAAAGATATAATTCATGATTTTTTTGAGAATTGTATAAATTCATATTCACAAACAATAAACGAATTCATGTTGAGCGAAATACTTGAAACAAATAATACGATTTTGAAAAAAATAAAAGACATTGAAAGTCTCTTTCAAAAAATCAACGGCTATATTTGTGAGGTAAAGAATATTTTAAATTCATCTGTACATGGGCACGAAAAAGCGAAAAAACAAGTGGAGCGTATTATTGGTCAGTGGATAAACGGCGAACAACAAGGTTATTGTTTTGGGTTCGAAGGTCCTCCGGGTCTGGGTAAAACCACTCTGGCAAAATACGGCTTATCTAATTGTTTGAAAGACGATGCCGGAGTTAGCCGTCCATTCTCTATGATACAAATGGGAGGTGATTCTAATGGTAGCACTTTACATGGTCATAATTATACTTATGTTGGTTCTACATGGGGCGGTATTGTTCAAATCTTGATGGATAAAAAGTGTATGAACCCTATTATATTTATTGATGAATTAGACAAGATTTCCAAGACTGAGCATGGTAAGGAAATCGTTGGTATTTTAACGCATTTGTTGGATTCTACCCAAAATGATTGTTTTCAAGACAAATATTTCAGTGGTATTGATTTGGATTTGTCGAAGGCGCTGTTTATTTTGTCTTATAATGATGTTAATTCTATTGATAAAATTTTATTGGACCGCATTCATCGTATTAAATTCACAAGTCTGTCACTAGAAGACAAGTTGGTCATTTGTAATACGTATATGTTGCCAGAGGTGTATAAAAAAATGGGATTGGTAGATATGATAAAGATAAGCGATGATGTGTTGAAATTTATTATTGAGAATTATACATGTGAAGCAGGTGTGCGTAAATTAAAAGAGATTTTATTTGAAATGGTGGGAGAGATCAATTTGGATGTATTGAAAAACTCACAGATTGATTATGATTTTCCAATAATTATAACAATTGAAGACATAAAAACAAAATATTTTAAAGATAAAAGAGAGAACACGTATAAGAAGATCCATGATAAAAGTGAGGTAGGGATTATTAATTGTTTGTGGGCAAATAACATGGGAATGGGTGGAATATTACCAACGAATGTCAAGTTTTTCCCAACAGGTAAGTATTTGGATTTGAAATTAACTGGATTATTAGACGAAATGATGAAAGAATCCATGCATATTGCCCTCACATTGGCATATAATCTGACACCAGATGATAAAAAAACACTACTCCGAGAGAAATACGACGGCGAACACAAATACGGATTACATATACACAGTGGAGACGGGTCAATCAATAAGAGTGGCACCAGTGCCGGTATTGCCATTACGATTTGTTTGTATAGTATGTTGAATAATATTAAAATCAAAAATACCTTTGGGGTGACGGGTGAGGCGAATTTGGATGGAAGTGTCAACGAAATTGGTGCGTTGAATTATAAATTTATTGGAGGTATTAAAGCGGGAATAACATCCTTTATATTTCCCAAAGAAAACATGAAAGATTACGAGGATTTTATGGAAAAATACAAGGATACCGATTTGATCAAAGGCATTCATTTTTATCCGATTAGCCACATTAATGAAGCCTTTGATTTGATTTTGGATAAATAATAATTATAACTATATTAAATAGAAAATACAAAATAATATAGTTAAATCATGAGCATAAAAGATTTACATATATATGAATGGAAATTTAAAAAATACACAGAAATGATAATAAGAGACGGATTTTATATTCCGGTTCTAAATGTATTCTTATACGCGGTGTTGAAAGATTTCTATTTGACAACTATTATCATTCAAAAATTATATGTGATAAATTATTATTATCATTATGAACATTTATATCATTTTGTGCCACATCCTTACAATTGGGTAAAACAATTTATACGATTT